AACAAGCGTTCCACGGATAACACCGTTTCCGTGCCATTTGATGTCCTCCTAACGGAGTCCCCGACTCCTTTAGAGCTCAAGGCTAAAATCGACGGTAGGGTTGGATCTGCTCGATCCGGGTTTGGAAACAAACTACAACTAATTCCATTATTAGTGAGAGCCGCACAGCCACACTGGTTTAACCAGCATAGCAGAACGGAACCTCCTTGAACCTGATCGGCTATAAGGAACAGGATTAAACTAAGTACTTAGTACCCTGGCCAATAAGGAACGCGTATCTCTGTATGTAATTTATATTTATACGGACTACGTATTGTCTATTTTATCATTATTGACCGACCTCTTCTCGGTGAAAGTCGTGACTCAATTGTCTTTTCTCTTTTTAATCATAGTACTAGCCTGTTATGGAGTCTTTAACCCTCTAACAGCGAAATACCGTAAATGTTTAATAGGGATCATGATATATGTCTTATAATGGTATAATGAATGTGGGACTCCTTAGATCCGACCTCCTGAAAGACGTTGTCTTCAGTGTGGGCGTAAAGGAATATGCCTAATATTCTATTAGGTCGTTCTTAGTGTATTAAGGTATATACTGTACCTGACCGCACACTGTTATACTGGGGTTTAACTAGTGGTGGATCGAGTGAATTCGTCCTACGTGGCGGGTTTTCGATAGCGCTGCTTGCTGTAGCTGCCTCCCTCCCTTTGGAAAAGGAAGGTGGTCATTCCATCCAAGCTAGAATAATAACCAATGATTTCAATATCCTTTACTTTCATTAGTTACCCTGTTATCCGTACTTTCGTACGGACACAGACATCTATTGCTGATCGGCGCCGTCTCCTAGATAAAGATCTATGGAGGCTACGACCCTGGGTCATCGTAGATCCTTCTGACCCAGAAGGTGTATTATATTTGTCTGAAACTGAGTTTCACAAATATCAGGGGATATGCCTTTCTAACCGTATTCCTCTGATCATCATCTCCCGAGGTGATACAGATCCCACTCTTATCGGGAAGAATGAAGAATCCAACACAACCTCGGACGATGATTCTCATCAACCACCTACTGGCTCTTCTTCTACCAAGCTTCACATAGACCCATCCAAGCTTAAGGCTTCCCCCAAAACAATATTGAAATTGGTTGGGGACCTGTTCCCTTGTGATGTCGATCATGATTCACTGGCAAGCCTGACTACTAGTAATAGTACTCAGCTGTACAGAAGATATATCCAAAAGGTAAGCTTCTGGACGTACGGTAGACATTCTGTCGATAGATTAAAGCAGGGATACGATTTCGCCAATAGCCTCACCAAGATTTTAGAGAAACAATCACCATTAGGTGTGATTCTCCGCCTTAAGGTGTCACTTGTTGCCCTTAATGCGTACGTAGGAGGATGCCCCCTACGTCATACAAGAGATCTCGGATACGCTGTTTCATTAACCAGAGACGGATTACCTAGGTGGATTCCTAAAGCGGCTAGAAGCCAAATTAAGATTAAAGATAAAAATACAATTCGAATGTGGGCCTCCATCCTTAATACCTATAAAGGTTTAAAAGGAAGTTGGAAAACCCCCACTACTAAAACCATATGTAAACCTACATCCACTGTTGATTATTCGTCTTTACAAGCGTTCTCACGCTCGTTCTGGGAATTTCAAACGTGGGTTCCTAGGAACCTCATCTATAGACCTAAGAAGTTTATAGCATCCCTGACCGAAGATCAGTTATACCATATCTCAGCTAAGGCTGGTCCCAATGGGACCCCGTCTTATGGTTCAACTCAGATCATTTTTGATCTTGTCGGATGGTTGGCTCGTCCTGATGGACTGAGCCATATCCTGGATATGTGTGATATCCTTAACTTGAACCACATTAAAACGGATATAGAACGAATACTACAATATTGTAGATCCACCCTACCTATAGATCTCGCACATTTTGAACCTCTCATGACCCATATTTATATGGATCCTGAGAATAAGATGAATTATACCTTTTCAAAGCGCAGTAAACCATGGTTTACTTACACTTTAGGTGATAAGAGTCCTCTACATGCTCTAAGTTTGTTAGAACGATGTAAGATTCTATTAAAGACAAAATCTTTTAAATTCACCGTCGACACCAAGGAACAAAACCTATTACGGCTTGCTCTTTTACCATGGACCTCACCTAATCAAGGTAAGCTCTCCGTGGTCAAGGAGGCAGCGGGAAAGTGTCGGATAATTGCGATTAATGATTTCTTCACTCAACAAGTGTTGAAACCCCTTCATCTTTGGTTATTTGAAATTTGTCGTTACCTACCTCAAGATTCGACTTTCGATCAAGAGGGGTCTCTAACAAAATTTGTCCAACGTACCGATATGACCGAGTACTTTTCTTATGATCTCAGTTCAGCTACTGACTTGATTCCCTACCAAATCTACAAGGCAATCCTGAGTCCTCTTATGGGGACTTATGTCACTGATAAGTGGATTCAGTTATTAATTGATAAAACTTTTAAATTGTCCGGTATAGATTCTGATCCTTCTGACACATCTCCTAAGGGAACCACTCGTTATACGAGAGGTCAACCTATGGGAGCTCTGTCGTCTTGGGGATTGATGAACCTGGGACATCATATTATAAATCAGTATTCTTGTTTTATCTCTATCATTAGAGATCTTCAAACCCATCGACACCACTCAAAATATTTTAAATATATTGAAGGCATCGATATTTATCGTATAGTGTTAACATCGGGTGATTTGATTCCGATTGAAAAATTGGAGTTAATTTTACCTGGTTTTATTCATTATATGGTGAAGTGTCTTTTTATCGATAACATACTTCCATTTGATAAGTATGTCGTATTGGGAGATGACAACGTCATCGGTGATTCACCTACCGCCAAGGTTTATTATGACTTGATGGTATCCGTTTACGATGTTCCTATTAAGTTGGCTAAGTCTTATATTTCAACCCGATTAGTGAATTTTGCTAATCAGACTTACTTTGATAAGATTAATATCTCTCCTATTCCTTTCAAGGAGTTTCTCTCTTTGGATGGAATTAGTAGTAGAATTGAATTTGCTACCCGTACCGTTCGTCGATTTTTCGCCAAGCCATCTCTATATGGTGTCCTCAGATACATGCTTAATTCCCATAATTGGGAACTTTTGCATGCGAAGAGGGCAATGGGGAAAATCTACGAACCTATACTGCCATTGCTGTTCATAATAACGGCAATCAAGTTACCTTCGTTTATCCCAGATTGGGATTTGAAGATACAAGAAAACCCTACTAGACAGTTTTCAGTGATGGGAGCTTTGTTAAGCTTAACCCATACACTCTACAATAATGTAGTCAGTAATCAGTCCATTGTAGACTGGTATAACCGTATCGGGAAGGGAGAAAATCTCACCCACCCTAACCTCAGAAAGTATTTATTATACTTGATGATGGTTATCCTAAATCCTTATTTAGGAGATCCGGCTAAATCCATTAATCCCGACTTTACAAGAGTTAGATCCCTTGATCGACTCTTTCCTACCAAAATAGCCTTGTTAGGCTTGGTTCGTCTTAGACGACAGGAGACGATCTGGCTCGATAAAGCCAGACGTAGTATCCTGAGAAAAGCGGCAATCTTGAAGGAGATCTTCCTCAAGTTGCGCAGAATTGACTCCCTCAGCACTAGCGAAGTAGCTGAGATCATAATCACCCTTCTCTCTGAACCAAAATTGCTTTTAGCAATGGAGGTCCTAGAGAGAATGGGGACTGAGCATATCAGCTTTGATTACTCGGCATATGAAAATTCCTCAGCGTGGTACGCTAAAGTTCATTCCATTATAGATTCTGACTCTTCTTCCGATAGGAGAGAAGGTGAGAAAACTCATGAGATGGAAGTAACAACGTTGTTATTACGATCCACCGAGAGATACCTTGATCGTGGAGGTTCATTGGATATGACACCACCTGCTGATTTAAAGATAGAATCAACTACCTTGCCTCAGGAAACTGACGGTATCACGGTTATCCAAACCGGGGGACCCCGACCGACCCAGGAGAGTACCGAAGTACGACATCCCGGACCCCAAGCCTAACAAGGCTATTTTGGTAGGAAAGAGTCGATCAAG